TCGAAGATTATGTTCATCTAAAAACTCTTATGGGAGATAAGGGTGATGATATTCCTGGTGTAGAAGGTGTTGGCCCAGTTAGAGCTGCTAAACTTATCGAAGAATATGGCTCTGTGTTTGATATTATTGCCGCCTTGCCTTTGTCTGGTAAAGCTAAATATATTCAAACTTTAAATGCTGCCAAAGATCAACTACTACAGTCTTATCAATTGATAGACCTTAGATCTTTTCACGAAGATGCTATAGGCGAGCAGTTGCCAGCTTTGCGGCAAAGATTACAGGAAATTTATAAATGATTATTGATTATAGCCGAGATAATTTACTAGAAGAATTTAGTATTAAAACACTAAAAGATAGATACCTTCTTCCTCACGAGACTTCGCCTCAAGAAGCTTTTGCTAGAGCTGCATTAACTTTTGCTGATGACGATGCTCATGCACAAAGACTATATGACTATGCTAGTAAACATTGGTTTATGTTTGCTACTCCTTTGCTTTCTAATGGAGGAAGTTCTCGTGGACTCCCTATTTCCTGCTTTTTAAACTACGTTGAAGACAGCAGGCACGGAATTACAGAGGTCTTTACTGAAGATGCTTTCCTATCATCTGTAGGAGGGGGAATCGGTACTTACTGGGGGGATGTTAGATCTACAGGGATCAAAACTTCTTCTGGTTCGGAGAGTACGGGCGTTATTCCGTTTATGAAAGTTACTGATGGATTAATGCTTGCATTCTCTCAGGGAGTTACTCGTAGAGGTTCTAATGCTGCATATCTAGATATTTCTCACCCAGAAATTGGTGAGTTCTTAGATATCCGTAAGCCTACTGGCGATGTAAATCGCATGTGCTTAAACTTGCATCATGGAGTAATTATCTCTGATAAATTCATGAGACTTATTGAAAGAGCTACTGAAGCAAAAGCTAAAGGAGAAGATTTCAATGACTCATGGCCTCTGATAGATCCTCACACGAAAGAGGTTGTTAAAACTGTATCTGCTAGAGCTTTGTGGATTAAAATTATCCAGAATCGTGCAGAAACTGGCGAACCTTATATTATGTTTGGAGATACAGTTAATGATGCTCTTCCAGACTTCCAGCAGCGGCTGGGACTTAAAGTTAGGCAATCAAATCTCTGCTCAGAGATTACTCTAGCTACAGATGCAAATAGAACAGCAGTTTGCTGCCTATCTTCTGTAAATGCTGAGAAATTTGATGAGTGGAAAGATGACCCTAATTTTATTCCTGATCTTATTCGTATGCTAGATAATGTTATTCAGGTCTTTATTGATAATGCACCTGAACAACTTTACAAAGCTATCTACTCAGCAACTAGAGAAAGATCTTTGGGTCTTGGACTTATGGGATTCCATGCTTATCTACAAAGCAAAATGATTCCTCTAGAGTCTCCTATGGCTAAAGGTATCAACAAGAAAATCTTTAGTCATATTAAGAAACAAGCAAAAGAAGAAACTATACGTCTAGCTGACGAAAGAGGACCTTGTCCAGATGCTAAAGGTGTAGAAAACATTCGAAACGCACATCTATTAGCTATTGCCCCTAATGCCTCTAGTAGTATTATTTGTGGTAATACAAGTCCAGGCATTGAACCTTTCCGCGCTAATGCTTTCAATCAGAAAACAATGAGCGGAACTTCAATGATGAAAAATAAATACCTAGAGAAAGTATTGGCAGACTATGATAAAAACGACGATCATACATGGGCTTCGATCATTGCTAGTGGGGGCAGTGTTGCTCATCTTGAATTTCTTTCTGACTATGAGCGAGCTGTATTTAAAACTGCGATCGAAATTGATCAAAGATGGATCGTAGAGTTAGCAGCAGATAGAACTGAGTATATCTGCCAAGCACAATCTTTAAACCTATTTTTTCCTCCAGACGTAAGTAAGCAAGAACTACATTACATTCACTTGCTTGCGTGGAAAAAAGGAGTTAAGACTCTTTACTATCTTCGTAGTGAAGCTATTAAAAGATCAGATGATTTAAGTAAAAAAACTGAAAAACATAAATTCAATTTTGAAGCCCCTATTACTGGGGAAGAGTGCTTAGCTTGCGAAGGGTGATATGCTAACTGAAAAAAGAGACTACTTTAAACCTTTTAAATATCCTTGGGCTTTTGATATGTTCAAAGCCCAGAGACAGATGGAATGGAATCCTGATGAGGTACCCATTGCTGATGACATTAAAGATTATAACACTAAACTTACGCCAGAAGAAAAGAAACTAATTACTCAAATTTTTAGATTTTTTACTCAAAGCGATGTAGACGTAGCTGGAGGTTATTCTCAACATTATCTTCCTACTTTTAAAGCTCCAGAAATTCGTATGATGATGGCAGCTTTTGTAGGTATGGAAGCAGTGCATATTCAAGCTTATTCATTGCTTATTGAAACACTAGGATTGTCTGATGAAGAATATAAAATGTTTAGTAACTTCAAGGCAATGCGAGAAAAGCATGAATATCTTGAACAATTTAGTATGGAGTCACCTAAGGAAATCGCAAAGTCACTTGCAGTTTATTCAGGCTTTACAGAAGGAGTGCAGCTATTTTCCTCATTTGCAATCCTACTTAACTTTCCTAGGCATAACCTTATGAAGAATATGGGACAAATTGTCTCATGGAGCGTAAGGGATGAAAACTTGCATGTACAAGGAATGACTAAACTATTCCGAACCTACATTGAAGAGCATCCCGAACTTTGGACTGACGAACTAAAAAGTGCACTATATAGTATTGCAGAAAAAGTAGTAGAGCTAGAAGATGCTTTCATTGATACATGCTTTGAGGGCAATGCTGTAAAAGGACTAGCTCCTGAAGAAGTAAAAGGATATATTAGGTATATTGCAGGTCGTAGACTTAATCAACTAGGATTAAAGAATATATTTAATGTAGAAAAGAATCCTCTTCCATGGGTTGATGCTATGATCAATGCCGTAGAACATACGAATTTCTTCGAGAATAGACCTACAGAATACGCAAAATCTGCCACTACCGGCAATTGGAATGATATATTTTAAGGAGATTATATGAGCGACGCTGAAAAAGATGAAGTTAATGCAATTATTCAAAGTTTACAGATGCAGAGAAATCAAGCGCTAGATCAACTAGCCCAAGCATCTGCAATCATTACTAAATTGCAAAAACAACTTAGTGAGTACGAAACCGCTAAGACTGCTGAGATAAGATAAAAGAAACCCCGTAGAGCAATCTACGGGGTTTATTTTATCTTTTTCTTAATACAAGCTTTAACTTTCGTTTCTCTACAGCCCACACTCCTGCATCTTTTTGAACTTGAACTTTATATGTATAAGTTCCTGCTCCTGGAGAATCAAAATCCATACCAGAAGCAAGAGATGCTGTAGATTTTGGACTATTAAAATCTGATAAAGTAAGAACACCTCCCACATAATATTCTGCAGTACCATCATAAGCTGCTATACTACCTATAGTTGTAGAACTATAGATTTCAGTAGCATCTCTTAATATACGAACAAAAGCAGATCCACCAGTTGTAGCAGCTGAAGATACTGAACCTGATACAGCTAAGCTAAAATAAATATCTACTTCTGCCCCCGAAGGAACAGTTATGCCTGCTGTTGCAGCATCTTGCCAACTTGTAGTAAGTCCAAGACTAGCATCTACTTCAGATATTGATGCTACTGTAATTGCATTTGTAGCTATAGCTGTTGTACCAACAGAACCAGTAGCTAAAAATTGTCCAGGAATACTTAAATTTGTGCCGTCAAATGACAAATTATTAGTACCGTTGCCAATACTAAATTTATACGCAGTATTATCGTATCCTAAAAAAATACCTGCACTATTATAACCTGAGTTATTAGCACTTACAATTTTTCCCGTAGTACCAATAGTAAGAGTGTTACTTACGCTAAGTGCACCAGTATTGACAGTTATTGCAGATAACTCCCCCACCCTAAGAGCACTTAAGTAAGGAGGACCATACCAAGTTGTTTGATTAGTAGAGTTATTATAAATACCATCTACTTGATATAAGAATTGTCCAACAGTTAATGTAGATGGACTTGCCGTCCAAGTTAACCCCGTATACCAGGTACCAGAAGGAGGATAAGCACTAGGCCCAGATACTACTACACTTGCAGGAGTACTAGCTGGTGTTGTTGTAGCTACAACATACGCTATTCTAGCATTATCTCCATTAATGCCGGGTTTAATACCTGCTAAAGTAATCTGCGATCTAGCAAGAACTGGATTACTATTTGAACCTTCTCTAATTTGTACTTCTACTTTATCTGGCATTGCACTATATGCAGATTGTGGAGTATAAGAATAAGTAGCTGATGTTGTATTTTGTACTGACGTACCATTTTTTAAGAAATCATAATATACAGTACCAGAAGTATTTAAAGCTGTTGCAGTTATAGTAGCAGATGCAGGATTAGGACTTCCACCTGTTATCGCATCATAAATAAATACTTCATAAGTAGAGGTTAAATCTACACCTCTAGCATTTGTACCATTTGTGCCATCTAAACCATCAGATAAAACTAGAACTGTTTCTGTGTCTAATAATGTAGTAGTACCTCCTGCTTGATATAAAGAAACACGTACAGCTACAATACCAGCAGGTAATGTATAAAGTTTTGAAGATTCATTTACACTACTTGTATATTGTGTAGTAAAAGCTGTTCCATCTGTACTTGTAGCAATAATAAATCTACCGGCATAAGCTGCAGGAGTACTATTACCGTCTACTAAATAACTAGAGAAAGTTATACTAGCTGGCACAAAAGTACCAGAAGTATTTTTTCTAATAGCTTCAACAGATGGAGAAACATAATAAAAATTAGCAGAATAAACTTTACTTAAAGTAAATATACCTGTTAATGTAGCAAAACCTGCTTTAGTTGCAGTAAATGTTACAGTACCGCTATCTACAGTAAATCCACTAACCGTATAAGATACGTTACTGGTTCCATTACCAGATAAAGTACCTGTTACCCCAGTACCAGGAGATGCACTAATACTCCAAGAAGCCGTAGCATCTGTAACACCTTCATAGATTTTTATATTTGTAGTAGCATAGGTTAATACAGGAGATCCATTAACTACAGGAATAGATTGAGTTTCATTATTTAAATCTAATCTAATAGCTGTAGATCCAGAACTCCCATCAGTACCATCTTTAATAGTAGGCACTGTTTCTGTATCTGCTAAACTTGTAAATCCTCCAGCAAGGTATAATTCACCTCTTAAGAATTTTGTGCCAGCAGGAACCGTATAAGATCTAGAAGATTCGTCTACAGTACTACTTGATTGGAGAGTAAAGTTTACTCCATCAGTAGAAGTATAAATTCTAAATCTACCGCTATAAGTTACTGGGGCTGCTGCTCCTGTTGTAGAAGTAGCATTAAATTGAATTGACGCAGGTGTAAATACACCAGCAACTTCTCGTACAGCTCCAACGGTAGGAGTTATCTGATAAACTGTACCAGCACCTGCAGTCCCAGCTTTACTTTTAGAAAGAGAAAATACTGCTTGTCTAGAAGCATACCCAGCTCTAGTTGCAGTAAAAGTAACAGTGCCCGTATCTGTAGTAAATCCTGTAACAGTATATAATTTATTTGGAGCACTATCGGTCAAAGATCCAGTTATACCAGCACTAGGACTCGCTGAAATAGTCCAAGAACTAGTTACATTTGTATCTCCAGAATATACGCTAATTAAAGTATTAGCATTAGTTAACACCGGACTTGAGCCATCTGAGTTAGCACTAACTGTATGATTTTCATTACTTAAGTCAATTCTAGTTCCATCTATAACAAGAACCCAAGTACTAGTAGAACTATTCCATCTATAAAGATTATTATCTAAAGTATGGATTACTGTTTCGCCATTATATATACCAACTTCTGTTGTAATATTAATAGAACGTGTACCTGACAAGCCAGAAATAGTTTGAACCCACTGAGAACCGTTCCATAGAAACATTCTAGAATCTGTAGTTCTAAACCATAGTGTACCTAGTGTAGGACTTACAGGTGCTGTAGCAGATCTAATAACTTCTGCGGATTTTCCAATTACCCAAGTTCCACTTCTATAAGTGTAAATATAGCCATCTGTACTAAGTAAAACTGTTCTACCTTCAAAGTTAGCAACATCGGAAATACTTGGTAGCGCAGATAAATATTCTATCTGCACATTTTTATTTGCTATTAAATCATAGTAAGCATCAATAGTATAAATAGTTGTAGCTTCTCTTGTTACTTTGCCAATAATAGTTTCAATACTATTATTTGGAAAGTATGTGGGAGTAGATACTTGTCCTGTATTAGTTATAACTTTATTTACTATAATTTGAGTAGCTGAAATATATCTATTTAATACACACCACTCATAGCTAGTTCCATTATAAATTCTAAGTGGATGACCTTCTTTTTGTGCAAGAAAAGAAAAATTAGTACCACTAGCTACTGTTAATAAAGTACCATTAACAGTAATAGTTGTTGCTAAATTTGTAAATTCTGCACTAGGAGAAGCATCTGTAATATCCCAATAGTAACGAATTGCGGAATTACCTGCAGCTGTAACTTCTTTAAGAAGTTTTAAACCAGAAGTAGTATCAAATACTAGAAATCCTTCTTCTCCAACAGAAAGGTTATTTATAGTTAAGCTAAAATATGATGGCATTATCGAACCTCTGTAGCGGTACCTAATCCGGCACCTATTCCTGTTGCAGTAAATTGAACCCCAACTGTGTTAGAAGCAGCACCTACAGCAGTCCAAGGTGTTGCCGAAATCATTGCAGTAGCAGTACCAACTGTAGAACTTTGGCTTAAAGTATATGTTCCAGTTGTGCCAGTACCCGTACCAAAAGCAGTTACAATAGAGTTACCTGTAACTCCAGTACCTGTAATTAAACTACCAACTGTTATACTCCCACTAGAAACTGCACTTACTGTTAAAGTAGTACCTGAGATTGTGCCAGTAAAGTTAGCTTGACCAAGTGTTAAAATTGTATAAACTCTACCTACAATTAAACTTCCTGCTTGTACGATGTTTAATTCTGTACCAGATGCTCCAATAAATGTATAAGCATTACCTCCTGTTGTAATAGAGCTTCCACTTACAATAAGAGGCACACTAATAGATCCACCTTTAGATAAATTAAGCTTTGTAACTTTTCCTGCTATATCATTTTCTCCAACAACAGTAACTACAGTATACGTAGGAGTAGATGTAGTATTATTAGCTAATACTGCTTGAATAGAAAACTCATACGTTCCTTCTAGCATATTAGTAATTTTATAATTTGTTGCAGTGGTAGTTATAGTTTGTATACCTTCAGATACATAAGTTATTTTATATTCTTTAAAGTCTGTGTCTGCTCCTACTAAAGGTTTATCCCAGGATAAATTAACATCTATTTGTCTTGCTGCAGGAGAATTTTCGCTCTCTCTATTGGCACTAGAATATGTTAAGTTTCCAAGAAAATTTCGTACTGGAGATACGTAGTTTGTTATATATGCAGGAGCATCTGCAATAAAAGTTTCATCAATTAAATCAAATTTAATATTATAATGCTCTCCAGCTTTAATATCATAAGTGCCAGGACTATCTTCAGCTATAGCAAATACTTTGTACTGTTTTACACCATCTGTTAAAAATAAACCATTTGAGTTTTGAGCTTTTAATCCCCAAATATGCTCCGATTGAGGAGCGGCACTAAATGCAGAACTAACTGTTAATGTACTAATACCAGTGCCAGAAGCAGTAGTAACCGTTCTAGCCTCTAAGTGCATATCTGGTTGCCAGACTACATTTACAAAATTACCGCTATCATCTTTTACGTTAGAAGCACCTTCTTCTGTTGTAATACTGGTAAGAATATCTCCAGCTTTATAAGTAACACCACCAATTACAACACTAGTTTCTCCAACTACAGCGGCGGCCCCGTCAATAAGCGCATATAAAGTATATGTATAACCTGCTGTTAAATCAATTGCTTTATCTAGTGTAACTGTAGTGGTGGTAGCACTAACAATACGCCCTGAGTATCTTAAAGCATATCTATCAGCATCTTGGACATTTATAACATCACCTGGTCTAATAAATCCAGCATTTTCGCCTGTTTTAAATGACACTACTTCTTTTTGCATTTTATTGCTAAGTAGTTTCCATAACCCATAACGTCTAGCTTGTCCTCTAGAAGTAGCCCCAAAAGCTTGTACGGAATCTTGAATTATTTTACCGCTAGAAACAATACCTTCTATATCATCTACTAGTTCAATGTCCTGTTCATAAAAATTACTTCTATCATTAAACTGTACAGCTACTTGATTTGCACGAGTTTTATTGCCAGTACCTTCATAAGCAAATAAACCATCAATAATATTACCTTTTGTAAAAGTATATACTGGTTCTTTGGGTCTATCTCCATCTATTACTAATTGGCCCTCCAAGAAATAATGGCTTGCCAACATAATAGTGCAAAAGTCTTTTATAATCTTATAGGCTTCTACAGGTTCAGTAAGATACGCTGCACAAATAAACCTAGGCTCAAGTCCTCCAAACCCATCGGGCACTAATTCATCACAATATCTAGCCTGAGCATATAATGCCCACTTATTTATTAGTGCTGAATTAATCCAATCTCCTAACCCAAATCTATTTTCAATTAATAGCTGTCTAAGAACCCAAACTGGATTATCACAATAAACTTTTCTAAATGTACCGCCCCAAACCTGATATGTTCCAGTATCTGCTCCAGTACTAGAATTTCTAGTATATTTTGCTATACCATCACTAGCTTCTCTTCTAGTAATATAATTATCTGGAACTTCACATCTAATACCATAGCAATGATAGGCCCTTTCAGGAAATCCTTGATTAAATTCTTCACTATCAAACATAACAGCAGCATATGCACTATATGGATAGTTTAATTTATCTGTAATATAAGCTTGTACACTTTTTAAGGAAGTTTCGTTGTAGTAGTTTATAGCATCAAGTGTATAGTTAACAGGAGTTACCCTACGAACAACTACCCTAAAATTTGTAAATGGTTTAAATTCTTCAATACTAAATCTAAACTCAAAATCCGTAGACTTTTCATACTGCCCAGAAATGTTTCCACTAGTATTAAAACTAGGAGCAAAATTACTACCTCCCCAAATCCAATAAGGGGCAGCATTTACTTCAGTATCGGTAGGACCAAACATAACTCTTTTAGAGTCATAAACTGTAGTACTTCCAGTATTATTATATTCAAAAATAATTTGAAAAGATACGCCTGCTCCACCTTTTTGCTGGGTACTACTTCTCATACTATAAAGACTGGCTGCCGTTATAGTAACCATAATTTCGTCTATTTCGGTTGGAACACCGCCACCTGCAGAAAGTAACTGTCCAGAAGTAACTGCAACTTCTGGTCCTCCTGTAGCTCCATTAGGAAGTACAGCAGTATCTTTATTCATTCTAAGTTTGCCAGTGTTTGCACTAAACCATGTACTATACTGAGTAATTGCAGTACCAGAACTTACCCCATAGCTAGCACTACTAAACCCAGGAATATTTTCAATAGGTGATTGATTTAAAGTACCGGGCCTAAAAGATACTCTTGCAAATTTCCAATTAGTATTTGAAGGATCATCTGAGGCTATATTAGTTACTGGGCCAACCCAAATTCTAAAACTTTGGCTAACTCTAGGACATGCAACATCAAGAGTAAAATTATTAGCACCTACAGTAGCATAACTATAGTGGTCAAAAGTAATAGAAGCATTTGTTACAGCAGTACTAATTGCAGGCAGCACATTGCCTTGAGTAGCGCTAGTATAACCTACTAGGTACCCTTCATAATCTGTACCATTAGGTCCTGCGCCTACGATTCTTATTTTTTGATCTAGGCCAGACCATCCTTCTGTAATATCTTTACGCATAGCATTTTCATTAAAGAAACTGCCTGCTGTAGTAATAGTTGTAGCACCTGCTGATACTGTACAAGTACTAGCAGCGTAACCACGTTCTATTAGTATGCCTCTTTTTGTTCCAGAAGCTAGAGAATGTGTTGCTGTAATAGTTGTGCCGGTAGCATTAACTGTTCCTGTATAATAATTAGATTGAGCATCTTGAAGTACATTGCTATTTGCAATAGGTACTCGATTAAGAAATACTGATGCAATTCCTTCTTTTAATTCTATTTCACCTTCGCTAAGAAGATCGAAAACTATTCCTGTAGATTGATTATACATACCTATTTTCTCTTTCGTCTTCTAATATCTGAGTTACAATATTAGCATTACCTGTAATAGCTGCAGAACCAAATCTAGGAGGATTAAACGTATCTAACTCGTAGCCCGGGCTTCCTGGATTAATTACACCATTTAGAAGATTTCTATATGATTGTGCATATGTGCCTAAATTTCTATGAATTCCACCTACAGTACCAGAGCTCATTGTAATGCCGCCAATTATCATTTCTCCGCAAAGAATTGGCACAGGGTTGCCGCCAGCTTTGATATTTTCAGGACCATTAAAAGAATAGACCTCTGCCTCATCTTTAGCAGGATCTGGGGCCATAAGTTCTCCCAGTCCTTTTAGCGCAAGGTTAACACCTATTGCTGCTGTTGCTAACTGTAGTACTTGAGCAGTCTTTATAATAGTACCAATATTAGCCAATATTTGACCAGAACTCATAAATGTATTAACTACTCCACTAACTAAAGGTCCCATATAAAATGATAATGCAAAAAGGGCTATAGCACCTATAATCTTACCAGTACCTTTACCACTACTACCCGCAGCAACTGGAGAAATAATAATAGTATCAGCAGTAATAGGAATAAGTAAATCTTCTACATCAGCAAATTCATCCCCCATTTGTATAGTAAAACCACCACCACTTTCAGCTAGTTCTATAATATCTTTTCGTATGCTAGGATAATTAGCTTCTATACATTGAAATATTTCGCTAGGCATAGAAGCATTTATATTCCAATTTCTACCATATTTTTCCGCTAGAAATCCCTCTAATATCACTTCCTTCATATCTATAAATCCCGTCTAAATGTGGTGCCCAAAGTGGATAAAGATTTTCTCTACAAGATAGTCTTCCAAAGGCGTGGTGGTAAATTAAATCATTGCCAATAAATACTGCTAAATGATTTGCTACTGAAGATTGAACTTTAAATGTAAGAAGATCTCCATATTGTATATCTTGTACTTTTTTAAATGGCCAACTAGTAAGTTCTTTTCCTATATAATCTTCGCCTAATTCCCACCAGTCATCTTTCCAATGAGATGCTCTAGGTGGAGTAATTATTCCTTCTAACATATACCAGTCTCGGGCTGCTTCAAAACAATCACGAATACCAAACTCATAATCTCTACCAATTAAAGAATTATACTGTTCTGGATAGATGATAGAAAAAGTATTGTGTTCTACATAGTAAATAAGATAAGGAATTTTTAAAGAATTACATATAGTTACATCGTGTTCACTAGGTTCCTGTCCCGTAGGGTGACTATGAACTACATAAATAATATCGCCAGAAAGAGAATGTTTAGTAAATTCTCTTGGCTGTATTACAAAGCTATCTTCTCCTTCAGCTATATTAGTGCAAGGATAATACTTTGCTTTTCCTTTTTTTACTACAATAAGACCACAAGCTTCTCTAGGAAATTCTGTTAATGCGTGTTCTTTAATAAGTGTTAAGTCTACGGGAAGCTGGGAATCCTCCGAATGGAAGTATTGCATCTTTATTCTCCACTGTTGAAGCTATTGTTATTGGCTGTGCTGTAGTAAAAGGTTTAGCTCTATATCTAGATGCACAACTAGAAAGTTTCTTTCCACAAATATCTGCTCTTTTCCAGTAATTGCTACCATATGCAGGAGTTTGATTTACATTACTTCTAATACAAGACCATATAGACCCATTATGAGATACTAGATCATTATAAATATCCCCTTCTTTATAGGAATAGTAAGTTGTGACACTGCTCCAAGAAGTACTATAAACTTTAACGCGTCTACAATTAGCAGTCGTTAAAGAAGCTGGAGTAGTACTAGAACGAGCCTGCCAATAATCAAACATACCAGAAGGCACAGCTGTTACTGTTCCATCTACATTATATCTATTTAATGCTTTTGCTGTTTTGTATAGATTATCTAAAACTATAGCACCTGAAGTCCAGGCTGCAAAAGTATTAGCATTAGAAAGTAGTAAATTATTTCTAATATCAAAGTAGGCGGTTACACCGTTTGTAGTATTATTCCAACCACAAGCTCCAGTGGGAGTTGCAAAATTTAAACCTTGATAAGCCCATGAACAGTTATTAGGAACAATTTGCCTAGTAGGTATCGTAACGCCATCTAAGTCAAATGGATTGGCAAGTTCAAAAACAACAGCTAATGCAGTCTCTGTTTGCAGTCTATCAACTATAAATACTTGTAGGGGAAATTCTGTGGGCGCTCCTGATCCAGGTGCTGCCGCAGGGGAAATACCTACTTGAGATGCTAATGTCCTACGTCTAGTAAGTGTTGCCCCTACAAAAGAGTCATTGCTCATATTTATAGCATCACCAAAAGTAGTGAGAATATTAGCAACTGTAAGAGTAGGACGGGCTAGAGTACCCTCCATTGATTGACTATAGCCAGAAAATTCTATTGGAAGTTTTACATATGTTCTTTGAGTAAAAGGTGACGCTTCGTCTCTAAAAGTAACATCTTGATAATAACTAGTAAAATAATACGTATTACCATTTTTAGTAATACGAAATAGCTCTACAAAATCGGAACTAACTCTTTGCTTATTAACTTCTAAGTTACTCATAGATAGGCAAGCTCCGTTTCAATTTGCATGGAATAAAATTTAGAAGAACCTAGAGAAACAGTCCAATTTGTTATAACTAGATTCTTTGTTTCTTCTGGGAATGTAAAAGTTACTTTGGTAGTCCCTTTCATAGAAGTAAACCAGCTTATTAGGGCCTGTATATCTGCTGCTGGTCTATTATTGATTGAGAAAGAGAACTTTTCTACTAGAGGATTTATACCGTCTGCAAGTACTTGTTCTAGGGGACTTTCTGCTACACCCTGCCTTTGTACTGAGACTTGTTTACTAAGATTAGGATAACGATCTACTGTAACAGTTTGTCCTGTAGTTATTGGATATCCTCCTGGGACTGTAAAAGTTATCATCTGAACGTCTCCGTAAAGGTGGCCTGAATACTATAAAGTTCTTGATTTATATATACTTTAGACCAATCAATAACTTCGAAATTTCCATTAGTGCCAAATATATTAACTACAATAATACCACCTTTCATATACTCAAAGTAGTTATCTATATAGTCTATTTGTGTTACTGGTCTGTTTGAGAAAGTTGCTTGAAAGGATCTTTTAATTGGACCTATTGGAATAGATAGGGAGTATCCATCTCCGAATTTATTTACCCTTCTTGGGGTGTCATAAGAGATAGATACTCCGTTATCTACGTAAATAGTTTGGCTTGTTGGAGGACCTCCTACGTAGGTAGGGATGATAAAATACATTATGCTGCTCCATACCTACTTAGGATTCCACCTGGGCGCTTTTGGTTGATAAGTTCTCTTTGGACTGCCACAGCGATGGCTTGGCCCAGTTGATCCATATCTTGACCCTGAGTTTCTGTTGTAGCTTGTCCTCCATTGCCGGACATATTTACGTTTACTTGTATATTGTTAGAATTTGAAGAGTTGCCCTGGAGTTGTACAGGAATTTCTCTGCCATTAGGAAGAGGAACTACTGCTTCATTATGCTTACCTTCCCCAACTAAATATGTTGGTTTTGTGATAATTCCTTGTAATCCTTGGGCCCTGTCCATAATACCGCCATTGGCCATTGGCATAATACCGCCTGCAGCACCTGGTGTAGGTTTCATGAATTGCATAAATGCGGTACCCGCACCTGGTGCTATTGTATTTAATCCTAATTCAATTGTTTTTAATACAATCATTTTAGCGATTACTGCAGCAATTTGTACTAGCATATCTTTAGCCATATTTCTAAAGGCTTCTGTAGCACCTTCGGCACCTGTAATTATCATTTCAAAGCCTTTAGTGAATAAATCATTAAAGCCTTGTCCTACAGTATTTAATAGTTCACCTTCTAAAGCTACCTGTTTTAATGCTATTGCTGATTCGTTTATTTGTTGTACTGTCTTAGGGTCAGAAAGAATTTCTATAATATTTCTACCACTCTGTGTGCTTTCATTTTGAAGAGCTGTTTTAAATTCTTCAGAGAATCCTCCTAGAGAGGATAGAACTCCTGCTCCGTTCATTAACCTATTTTGCCGCATAGCTGTTGCAGGGGCATTTATTTGATTTTCTCTTTCAGCTGCACTAGTTTGTTTTTGTATCTTTAAAATATCAATTTCTGTTAAATAATTAAGGAGTGCTTGTGCTGTAGTTTGTTCTATTGTACCACGTAAATTTTCAAATATTGATTTTAGTCCCTGACGTTCTGTTTCTAATGCATTAGCTTCTACAGTTTTACCATTTTTTCTTAGTTCTTCAATTACATTTACCATTTCTGCATCTTTTATTTTTTGTTCTAAGTCTAAAAGTTGCATTTTATAGAGATGTTCTTGCATTAAAAAGCCAGCTTCTATTTTAAGATTTTGAATAGCAATATCAAAACGCTCTTGCTCTAACTTAAACGTGTCTTCTTGAGACATAGTTCTACCTAGTCTTGCGTTTTGAAGATTTAACTGAGCTTCTTTTAAGTCTAACCCTAACTGTGCTCCTCTCTGAAGTACACTTACTCTTTCTTTTTCTAAGTCTAAAAGTTTTTGTGCATTTTGAATAGTCTGTAGTTTTTGATAATTTTCATCATTTTGTCTATCTACAAGTTCTTTGCCTAAATTTACTAAATATTCTTGTGCTAGTGTTTCTTCTTGAGTAATTTGTGCTTTTTTAGCAGTAATTGAAAGACTTAATGTATTAAATTTATTTTGTTCTTCTATTATAGCTTGGCTACCTTTTTCTTGGTTTTCCATGCTTTTTTTAAGGTTTAAGTTTGATTGAGCAATAGCTAATTCATTATTTAACTGTTTAATTTTTTCTTTATTTGCTGTTTTATCAAGATTTAAAGATTTAGTTTTATCTAGTATTTCTTGTCCTATATCGAATTCTTTAGATAAACTGAAACCTGCAAGACGCCTATCTTTTTGCATCTTTAATAAAGTCATCTCTGCATCAAGACGCTTTTTATTCATATCTGCATTAATTTGAGCAGTTTGAACTGTTATATTTAGTGATTCTTTTTCAATTTCTAAAGCTCTTTCCTTTTTTTGTAAACCTTCTAAAATATCTATAGGATTTTGTTCTATAAATCTTTCTGTTAATGTCTTCCAAGCTAGTTTTAATTTTGTCTCATTTAATTCTAGAGTACCTTTGATACGTATATTTAATGGATCATCTTTAAGATCTTTTCGTAACTTTGCAACTGTACTTTCTAAATATTTTATATTTTTAACACCTAAATCGGTTTTTGTAAGTTTTTGTAGTTGATCTAGATTTGTTGAACCTAAACTTTCTAAAGTTTTTTGTAATCCAGCGTAAAATTTAATAGAATCTGCTCCTTCTGTTTCTTCTATTTGTTTTTTAATTTGCTGTATTTCTTTACCTGCCGATGAAAAAGCTTCTACTACGGGAGATAAAGTTGTATCATAATCTTTAGGATTAAAAAGTTTTTGTAGTTCTGTACTTGTCTCTGCAAAAGACTGCTGTACTACTTGTAATCTTCCGGTAATATCTGCAATAGGTTTCCCAAACTTTTTTCCCCATTCTACAGCATCTTCTTTTGTTTTAACTAACTTTAAAGCTTCAATTGCACTATTTTTAAAACCTTCTCCTAAAACATCAGATGCCGATGCTATTTCAAGTAATGATTTTGCAGTATCTTCTCCTACACCCGCCCTTAAATTCTCAAAAAGTGTAATACCTTGAGAACCTGCTACACCTCTATTAGATAGGTTTGGGTTAGGAATTTCTACTTTTATTTTTCCTAAATCTTCTAAAACTTTCTTTTTTTCTATTTCAGCTACAATACCTTCTATGGCAACAAGTTTATTATAAAGTTCCGTTACAGAATTAACAGAAGCATCAAAAGCTTTAGCAGGATTACTTTCTGCCATAAGTTGAACTTGCTTTCTTGTTTCTTTGGCTCTATCTGCCATTTCACCAAGTTCTTTTTTTGCATCTTTTATAGGTTTATTTGCTCTATCAAAATAGTCATAAATTCCTTTAGCAATACCTACAAGTACTGTAGCAATACTAACCCAGAACATCATGCTTGATACAATACCGAGCAATGAAGAACCTATAATTTTAAAGGTATTACCTATTCCTAGTTTTTTATCTTGTCCTAAAGTATCTTTAGCCTCTTTAACGGCACTAACAGCTGTAACTATACCTCCACCTTCTAGTCGTGTACGATCTACAGCCATGGTTGTAGCACGAATTACCTCTTCTCTTGCTTTAAGAAAGGTTAATTCTCTTTCAAGATTTTTTATTCTTTTTGCAGCATCAGCATCTCCACTAGCAGCTAGAGCCATTTCTTCTGCGAGTTGGTCTGCAGTTGCTTTTCTTAATTGTGTTCTATAATCTAGTTCTCTTGCTAATTCTTTATTAATATTAACTGCATTAGGTAATACTTTACTAAATGCCATAGTTAAAATTGATAGAGCAGGAATTAAAGCAGCAGCAGGATTAGCTGCTAAAATTTCGGCTACAGGAGCTAAAACTTTATTTACTATAGTCAATACTGAAGTGCCAAGATCCCTAACAGATGCAGCAAGTTTATTATATGGATTAATATCTAATTGATCTGCAACATCTCCAAATTTCTTTTTACCTTCTTCTAAAACTGCATTTAAGAAAGCTTGACTTTTTTCAGTTCTAGTAAGAGACTGTACTGTTTTTCCATTTGCATCTGCATAGGCACGCATAGCATCGTCTAGACGCGTCATAATACCTAATTCGTCAATAAGTTCTGGTTCTAATTTTGCAACACCTCGAATAAGACGATCCATAGAATCACTAAGATCTCTACCTAATGCCACAGATGCACCACGTGCAACTGCACCTAATTGAGTAATTTCATCATTAGTAATACCACTAGCACTAGCTTGTGCAACTGTTCTCATAGCATCTGCTGCTGTAATACCAAAGCCAGTAACTTCCTGCAGATTTTTTGCTACAACAGTTAATGTTGTACCTGCTTGAGCACCTACAAGTTTTAAACCATTAACAAGTTCTTCAGTTTTAGCTGCATTAGAAAGAGCCTGAAAAGCTGCTGTTAAAGCAAAGATGTTAGAAGCAAGAGTAGCGTAAGCAGCAACAAATCCGCTAGTATTTCCTGCAGATGCCATACCTGCAAAATCTCTACCAGCAGCTGCTCTACTCCCTATTACACCACGAGATTGGCGATGTTCTCCAGGATCAAATCCTCCGCCGCCACCACCGCCGCCGCCACCTCCGCCACCGCCAAAACGACTTGCAATACCAGAACGCGCTAATTTAGCCGCATTAGCTGCAGCAACACCAAGACTATTGGCAGTAGCCTTTACTTTATCCGTAAGCGCAGACATTGCTGACTGCGCTCCCGATGTATTTGCAACAGTATTTAGGTTAAATATCGCGCTTAACTTCATGGCGTAGATTTCTTTTTAAGCTTATCAAATTCTTTTTTGATAGCTTCTTGAGATTTTTGAATATTAAACGTATCTATAATATTTAATAAATCTATAAGCAACTCTTTGTTTTTAATAGAATAGACTTCTATTAGTATAGGTAAGTTAGTGTAGTCTTTACCTACAAATCCTACATCTCCATAAATTCTACTCCCTAATCTATTATAAATAGATATTGCTATTTGAGCATCAAAAGCAAGATCTTCTATACCTATAGGAATTTTATCTGGATCAGGTTCTTTTCCTACTTGCTCCATTAAAGCAAGATATTTTGCTTTGTCTATTTTACTAGAACTTTGCTTTAAAAATTTCTCTAAATCTACTTTTAGTTGATCTATTTCTTCACTTACGAAAAGAGTCTAGGTCAAACACAATCCCATTGATCCACTGATCAAATGTTGTAGAATTTTTAACTAGGTTAATTGCATCTTCTTCAGAGAAGGGAATTTCTTGTGTTAAATCTGTATTTTTTGGGGGTACAATTGGAAGAAGTTTCATTGCGTACTCTAAAGTTAGACCTTTCCAATCTAGAATACAGTTTTTGGCAAAAGCCTTCACAAACATATCGCTATCAAGCTCTTCTGTTTTTTGTCTTGCTATGAAAGTAATTCTAGTAGCAGCTTTTTGAAGTTTTTGCATTTCAGGACGAGATAAGTGAAGCAACTTCACTTCAAAACCAGGTAGCCCATCAAATGGAACCCATGCCTCTAACTTATCTGTCATGTACGAATTTAGTAAACTCATTAATAATTTCCTTTCTAGCTATAAAAAAATAGGGATATAGTCTTAGCTATACCCCTATTTTAATATAGGATACCTATTTTGTCAAGTAAAATATTTTACAGGGCTCGTCCCGTATATACAATAGTTGCTTCGTTAGAAGAAGAAATATCAGACGGTAGGCCGTGGAATGCAACATCTAATGCAATAATGTCATCGGTTTGAACAACTGGGATCTCTAAGTGAGCAGTTGGGAATGTAATTTCCACACGCGGTGTATTGCCTGTACCACCAATTGTAAATACTAGCTTAAACTGATTTGATGTTTTGCTTGTATTTCTAAGCATGCGGTCAATAAATTCAGCCGATGTATCAATAGAGGCTGTTTCATCAATATAAGCTGTAAAATTACCGCTAATATTTTTATTACCAGCAACATGGCCAATTGGTGTGTTAACAATACCTAAAACTTCTGGTGTTAAGAAGTTAATATTGTTTGCAAAGCTAGTAGACCCGCCTGTTAGTGTAATTGTGTATCCACCTGTATCTACAATACCGCCGGTACCCGTAGTTGTAACACCATTATAAGTAAATACTGTTCCAACAGTGGCTGCTGCTGCTCCAATACCAGTCCAGTTAGTTGTACCAGCTGTATTAATTCTATAACGATTACCTGTAATTAATCCATTTGTTCCAGCAGCTGCAGCGGTTACAGTAACAGCTGTACCTGGGAATGCAGTAAATTCTGTAGTTGTCCAAGCAGGACCTGCTGCAATTGTAAGGGCGGTAAGTTTATTACGAATAAAGTTAGATGTTGCATTGATGCCTTCTGTAATAGCGCAATGTGCATCAAAATTTGTAACTTTTGCTAAAAGTGAGCCCATACCTGACCACTCTACCATAGCAATACCATCAACATCAAAATTAACAGTAGCCTGATCAACTACACAGTCTGTGATTTTATACACTAAGACTTCTGTTGATGATGGATTATCATAACGATAGTCAGCATCTAAAGCAGCTCCCATTACAAAGTAAAGGTTAAATGTGCCAAGCGTAATATTTGTACCACCTGTAAATGCAATAGTGCTAGCGGTAGTATTTGCTGTAATATTGGCAAAACTATAAGTACTTCTTGTATAAGTACCTAAACCCACAAAGTTAGCCCAAAGTACTTCTTCGATAGCATGATGGTTAGCTGCACTATCTACAATACCAGCTGGAATAACTGTACCCGTGCCTGTTGCAGTTGCTCCATTATAAGTAAAGCAAGCATTAGCAACAACACCTTGTACTGTAGCAGCACCCGTAGTAACGTTAGCATAGCTAACAGTTGTTGTTGTACATGCAGTAACTGTATAAACACCATTATAGCCAGCTGCTGTTACACCTTCTACAACAATACTAGAACCAACAGCAAATGGAGCTGCAGCCTGTGTTGCAAATGTAATAGTAGCAGTTGTACCCGTACCATTTACAGCAGTTGTAGCAATAGTATTTAGCCCTAAACCAGCAAAAGCAGTAGTACCAGGGGATACAATTTTATACCTTGTACCAGAGTTTGCAGCAACTAAAGCTGTTGTAACAACAGTAGCCGTATTTGTTGGCGAAACGAATGGGCGTAAATAAGTAGAAAAACTCCACTCTGCAGGAGCTAGAGCATCATTAAAAACTTTTCTACCACGACGAGTTACGCCTGCAGCAGTAGCCATCTCATTTACTGTGATCTCGGATGTTGTGTTAGCCTGAGAAAAAGAAAAACCATCCATTACTGGGATTTCCCAGATTTCGGTAGTTGCTCCTACTTTCTCAAGATAAACTTTTGTATCTCTTTTTAAGAATAAAGACATTTATATATTCTCCTAACTAGTCTCCTAGTAATGGACCCTAATAGACATTTCGCCTATAGAAACCGGGTCTAGTGTACCTTCATCTGTAGAGATTGAAAGCACGATTATATCGTGTGTATACTGTGTATTTCCTTGCTTATCTGTATAAGCTAATCGACCATTACTTTCTATAAGCGTTTCTAAATCCTCTAAAACTGATTCACACTTTTCTAAAGGATTTTCTTCGTGTATAAAAATCATGATCCTAATATCTAGGTATCTATCCCTATACCCGCCTCCCTGATAGTCTCTGGTCTCATTTCCTGCTGTTACGCATACAGCAGGAAAATCTGACACATCATCAAAGAATTTTAATTTATTAAAAACATTATTACTTAAGTTACTAGTAAATAATCCAGTTCCATTAATTGTTTTAAAAAGCTCTACTAATGCATTAACTATAGCATATCTTCTTGTAGAATATATTCTAGCTTCTATCATACTACTTGTGTCCTTATATTTTTATTACCAACTAAGCTTAAAATAGCTTTATTAATTATAGTAGTAGGATCTCTTTGAGGTACTGAATTCCAAGGACTTTTACCTAAATTTTGAGAAAATATTACATAAGGATTTTTTTCATAAGTATATCTAATTATATCGCTTTGTCTATTATCTAAAATTCTAACACTAGATGCAAATTTTCCGCTTCTATTTCTAAGAGCTTCACCGTTCATTTGTGCAATTACAGCATTTTTAATATTAGCATTTAAATTACTAGTTATACTAGGAATATTTCTAGAGTTGATAGTAGTACTTCTTCTAGAGGTTGTTTTTGCACTACTACGAGTATTTTTAGCACTTAATTTTTTAATTTTTGGATTCTTTTTAGGTTTTTTACTTAATTTTGTTTGATATAAAGGCATTATTAATTGTGACTTTGCCCTTTTCTTTGTATTTTTTAAGTTTTTTACAAAATTTTTATCCTTATAAACTTTAGCTAAAGATTCCATTACTAATCTAGAAGTTATAGAAGGCGATTGTCCTTTAACTATAATAGCTTTAATACTACTTTGAATAAACTCTGTAAAAAATGTATAAAAAGCTTTTTCTATAGTACTTTGAAAACCTCCATTAATTCTACCATATTGTACAGTAACATCCATATTTGCTACTACTTGTATAAAGCTTTTATCACTTACTACGAGTTGTGACATAAAATCAATAGGAGTACCATAAGCAAGTTTTCCCTGTTCAATTTTAGTGGTAAAATTTTGTGCCATTGTACGTCTTAAATCTTCTTGTACTAAAAGACTGTCCTTATCATAATCTCTAGGCACAACAGTAGATAGGTTTTTTGCTAATTTTAAATGTTCTTTTGAACTTGTAATAAGTTTATTTAAACTTATAACAGCTTCATTAACTGCCTTATCTTCTGCTTGATTTATAGTTAAAGTTTCTGCTGTAGCAGTTACTTCTTTAACGCTCTTACTTAATTCATTTAGAGTACTTTCTAAAAAAGGTATTATCGTAGTTCTTTCCTGTCCAGGTAAACTATCAAATATATTATTTAGTACACCAAAAACATGAGCTAACTGTAAGTTAAAAATTTCCTGATTTTTAAAAATTACAAAGCTGCTATGTTTATTAAAATTTAATTTCAATTCATCCCAGTATTCCAAATTATCTGGTTTTTCTATAGTATTATTTATACCTTCTTTTATATGGTAAACTTTATTATTATATGCAACAAGACCCGGATTAGGTCCTTGGCCTGCACTATTATATGTTATATTTTGATCCCATTCTTTAATAGATACACCAAAAATTTTAACACCTGCAGTAGAGGTTTTTCTTACTATATCCGCCGTTATAACTACAGCATGTTCTCCTGTACTGCCATCACCTGAAAAATTTAAAAGAAATTTTATGGTAGCCTTATTCCCTAAGGCTGTTCTTAATTTGCTCATAAGTTCTGGCTCTGCTATAGCCATATATTCATCTTTATTATTAGGATTAAATGTACCATTTATTTGTATAGTTTTATTTTTATAAAGATTAATAGTAGTTGCATAAGTACGTTGAGTTTCTTTTTCGGCATCAGTAGCTCGTTCGAGAGGTCTACCCCCAGCTAGACCAAGCATTTCAGTTAGTTTTGCCCAACGTATACTGTTAGGATCATTGGGATTTGAAAATCTAAATCCCAAATTAGCAGATAATTCTGCAATATTTTCTATATTATCCTTAATTAATTCTTCTAATTCTTGTAAAGTTAAAACTCTAACCGTTCCATTATCATTATATATAGGAACAAGAGGTGGCTGTAATAAAGCTCTACTGGGCCCTCTTAGTTTAAATTGCTCCCATAATTTCTTTATCAAATCATCAAAAAATACTTCGTATTCTTCTATTGATTCTCCCTTAAGCCTTTTAGCCGCGGCTGCTCTAATATTTAATTCAAGTTCTTCACTAAATACCGCAGGATCGCTTACAAGTTTATCAAATCGTGATTGCCGTTCTAACTTAAGTTTTTTAATCTGCTTTTCAACAGGTTCTCTTGCTTTTACCGTTTTTAATGAAACCAAGCTTTCTTCTAAACCAGTTATCTCTTTTAAATATTCAAATAAACCTTTAGCCACTAAACACTCCTATAAAGATCCAACACGCGCTTAATGTGTTCTGGAAAATCTGCTGCACTAGTAGGATTTCTAATAGTAAAACTAGAATGATTTAACTCTGGCTTATACTCATCTTTGTAGTAATAAGTGGTTAAATCAACTAGTGCTAATTTTAGATCTTCAGGGGTAGTAGCATATCCACCAGTATAAGTAACTTCTACAGCATTAATACCTGTAGGAAAATACTCAAATTCGCCATTTTCAACTCTGTAAATGGCGTCCATATTATTATCTACTACAAACTGGCTGCTAGTTAATGTTGTATAGGTATTATTAGTACCTTCATCTAGTTCTTTAACAGTTACTACATTTACAATAGGTGTTTCACTTAGAAATACTGCTTTTTGTTCCCACTTTAAAGAGAACTTCTCAACTTTATTAACGCTATAATAGTCAATAAAGGATCTACCGCAGTAATTTTTAACTAAAGCACTGATAGAAGCTAGAATAGTATTTAGTTTAGCATCATCAGTTGTACTGTTGATGCCTCTTTGTAGCTTATATTGTGCAAGTGATAGTAACATTTTTTCCTCAAAAGAGTCGGCGTGGACTCGAAAGCCCACGCCTTCCCTACTCTACTATTAGGTAGCTCCGTACTTACGGCTAGCAGCA